GTTCCATAATGCGATCAACTTCTGCTTTAGTAACGTTATCACGGGCTACCTCTTCTCTTGTTTTGTTTAACAAAATACCAATACGACCAAGTTCTGCAAACTTCTCGTGCATGATGTATCCAATTACTGCCATAAAAATGGTTAATCCACCAGTCCAAAGTTCCATCATATTTAGCATTTCCACCTCGCTAAAGAGGCAGCCTTTCTGGTGGGTCTGCCTTTTTCATCCTTCATTGGACCTGGCATCCCAGACATACGAGCGCAAAATGATTTCTTTCTAGATCCGCCTTCAGGCTGTGGAGCCTTTAGATTCGAGCCAGTAGCTGCATTATATTTAGCACGACCTTTGGCGGTAAGCCCAGCACCCTTAGATACAGGCAACTTTTCACCACGACCAATAGATAAAGAAGGGGTCTTTTTACTAGCCATAGTACACCGTTGCAGTTACAGAAGATCCACATCCTACAAAAATACCATTAGGGCAAAAAATACCTTCACCTGGAATTAAAATAGGTAGACCAACTGAATTAAAAGTATCAATTTCTAGAGCAATACTGCTATACGCTGTGACATTACCGCTTGCTGAGGCAGTTACTCCAGTATCTACGCAAGTAAACGTATCGTCACCTGTTACTGTAACTGCGTATGTGCCATCCCGTGCAGTGCCAGTTGTAAAGTCTAAAAATACTCGTTGCCCAGTAACAAAACCATGATTAACTATAGTTACTGTAATCGTAGCGCTAGGGCTTACCCGTGCGTATGTACCAGACTCTTGAACAGTTGGATCGCATACGGCAGTATTTCTTATGGATACAGTCCCGCTGGTTACCGTAATAGACTTTAATCTTACAGGTAGCTGTGTTACAAGCAGCCCAGTATTTTGTGCATGGGCAGATTTAACGTCATATTGTTGCATAATCTATTCCTATCCGTAGAAAATAGTCGTAGTTACAACAGAATCTGGCAACAAACAGAATAATCCTTCTGTTGCAAGAATACCTTCACCTGGAATTAACGTGTAAAACGATGTACCTGAAGAACAATCTATTTCGGTCAGAATTTTAGGATACATTGTTACGTTACCGCTTGTAGTTAAACTTGCTGTAGTTACAGTAAATGTATTAGTTGATACGTTTGCCACAGTAAAACAGTCGTCTACTGCTGACCCACTAGTAAAGTTTAAACCTACTCTAGCGCCATTTGACAGTCCATGACTAGCAATAGTCACTGTGCAGACTGTTGATCCTGGAATATTGTACGTTCCAGTTAAAGCACCAGCAGTATCAAGTACAGCAGTGTTATAGGTTGTAGCCGTAGTTGGGGATGTAACCACACCTTTTAAACGTGTACGAGCGCCATACGCAAGCGATGAGCTTGATGCGTGAAACGACTTTACGTCATATTGCATACCCATAATTAATCTCCAAAAGTTAAGATGAGTTAGGGTTTTCCCTAACTCACGAGATTAATTAAGCATCGCCAGCTAGTGCGCTAGTAATAGCAAGCCAAGGAGCTGATTGATTGCCATTTCCAGCCCATTGAACTACTGAATTAACAGCAACGTTACAGCCAGCAGCGTTTTCGTTTACTGGTTGTGTGCCGTATCCTTTCAGGATATGAACCAAAGTAGGGTCTTGGTTATATACCTGACCACCAATACCGTTGTAATTAGCGTCAGCTGGGTAGTAACCAACAGCAAAAGTTCCGCTAGTAACTTCTGGAAGTACCAAAGTAACCACGCCAGCAGGACCACCTTGGGCTGTAGCTAAGATTACATAAGATCCACCAGCATCAATGTTAATTGGAGAAACATCAGCAGAAGTGATGTATTGAATTGGAGTTGCAAAACCGTTCAGCGATCTGACGGGGCCTGTAAAGGTGGTATATGCCATGATAAATTTTCCTTCATACAAAGTTCAGCTTATTAGTCTTGTATGCGTCTGCTGGGGCAGTCTAATAAGCGGGTAACACCCAGATACAATAATCTTACTACAAATAAATAAAAAAAGGGGAGTTTTTAGCTCCCCTTTTCCAGACACATTAAGCGCCTTGTGATCCCCACATTCCGAGTGGATCAGACCAGCCAAAGCTATAACGTTCACGAGACTTGTAACGGACGTTACCAGTATCGAAGTCGCCATCCATGCCAGTACTCAAAGGAGTACGGACAAAGTGCTTCATGCCGTTAGGTACATCAGTTGTCAAGAACCAAGCATTGGTGTCGGTCAAGAAGTGGTTAATTGTGTAACCATCTGGAATCGAACCATTGTTCTTAATTGCGTTGATGTCGTTATCAGCTGTACCAACACGCAATTCAGTTTCGAGCAAACGAGTTGCAACGAACTGTAGTGCAGGTGGAACAACCAACTTCTTAGGTTTAGCAGCAATTAACAATGAACGCTCGTCTGTCCACAGAGAGATTTGAATAACAGCGGCTTCCAAAGAAGTCTCATTCAAGTCAGCTGGGGTTGTAGGAATGTTACTGTTAGTGCCACCAGAAACCAATGGGTGGTCATTAGCAAACAATGCAACACCGTCACCACCTGGGTAGGAAGCGGAGAAGCCATTGTTCAATACAGAAGCAGCACGAACTTGCTTTGTATACGCCATGGAACGAGCTAACGCCTTGGTATAACGAGCACTTAAGCTGTCATACAAGTTGTCCTCAATTGCCTCTTCCGTTAGGGAGAAGCCCTGAGCAATCGTTACGTGTGTATAGCGAGCTGTCCAAGCCTCTTGACCGTTGTCATAAGCAATTGCGGAGCCTTCGTTTTTAACTGGGGCAGCACTAAAGCCTGACAATTTGGTCTCTTCTTCGAAAGAACGCTCAGAGGTCTCTGTTTCATAGATCTCTTTGTGCTCTTGTCCATATGTTGCGTACTCAAGTCCGAACAATGCGTTCAATCCTGGGAGCAACTCTTTCAGTAGTTGTGCTCTTGAAATAGCCATTTTTTAGCTCCTATTAAGCAACATAATTCAAGCCAGTGGCTCGAAGAATTTGCGGATTGTTTAACTTAACTACGACCTCTACATAACCTGCAGTAGTTTCAGTCCCTGGAACAGTTTCAACAACACGAACAGGTAATGTTGCTGCGCTACCTGCGGCATTACTAGCAACAAGAACACCTGCGCCAGAGTTACCAGTAGTTGTATCACCAGTGCCTTGGTCAATTGCCATGTTTACACCAACAATGCTTTGGTTAACAGTAGTAACAACGCTGTTTGCGTATACGACAGCAACTTTAAAAGCAGCCATAGGATCGTCAACTACATAAGCAATAGCGCTAGTAGCAGCAGCATTGCCAGGATAGTATTGAGCTTGAACTGTTTGACTTTGACCATTTACATACTGGCAGCCCATAAATACACCATAAGTGTAGTTAGCAGCTGAAGTTGTAGAGTCGTTTGTAACGCCTGATACTGCAATAGTGCCACCTGCAACTAAAGCCACAATGTCCCCGTAGAAAATTGGAGTGTTATAAGTACTCGCAATTGGCAACTGACGGGTTGCACCAGCGTAGGGTTTACCATCTACACTGTTGATTGGGCGAAAGCCATAGGGAGCATTAACGGTTGGATAAGCCATTTGAATCTCCTAAAATTAAAAAAAATTAACCACCTTTGCCAAAACTATTTGTCGTCTTTCTCTCATTAAAGAGAGGCATACGAGGATCGTTTTGACGCATGAGCGTGTTGTCTACTGCTTCCATTTGTTGGTCGCTTTGGATTTTGTAATATTCATTACGCTGCCGAACGAGCTCTTTTGGAGTTTTGCATAACAACAAGCCACCAATCTCAATATTGTCTCTAAAACGACTATTGGGATCGATTAATAGCTGAAACTTAGGCTGTTCCTCAGCCTTAACGGGTTCCCATCCTTCTCTGAGTTTGGCAGAGAGATTGCGGGGATCCGCATTGTTTAAAGTAGATACCCTGATCCAACGATACGCATAACCTTCCTGCTTATCTGGTTCTGGCAACAACTCTGGTGGTTTCCATGCTTCTGGTCGCACTGATTGTTGACGAGTTTCTATTTCACGAGGTTTTCTGTTTTCAGCCATTTTAGGACTCCAGTTTTGTAAGTTCACGAGCATATTGCTCTGGGGTTAGATTGAATTTCTTTGCCAGTTGTAACTGCGTGGCGGTAAGTCTGACTTTTTTTGGAGAGGTAGACCTAGTCGCTGGCGCAACTACTGTGCTCGGCTTACTAGTTTTTGTAGAGGGTTTGGTCTCTACCTCAGAAGAGTATTTGGTCTCTTCAGCTATCCCAAATTTCTCTGGGAAACGTTGACGCATTTCTTTGTCAATCACGCCATAATAGTGATCAGAGCCAATTGCAACTCCTTCACGCTCAAGGCGTCTATGAATACCCATTGCTAGGTAACTCATATCATCATCAGTCCCATACCAGCTGTTTTTGTCCAGCCACGCTTGGGTTTTTGAGTCCAAACGTTGGGTCTGAGGTATTTGTACCTCATTTTCTTCAGATTGTAAAGCATCTTGTGAAAATTCAGGTTTATATCTTTCTAAATCCTGAGCTTTCATTTTGACTTCGGTTAGTTTTTCTTGGGCATCAACCAAAAGATCAGAGTCTCCAGAGTTATAAGCATCCTTATAAGCCTGTTTAGCCAACTCTAACTCACGGGTAACGTTTTCTTTGTAATTGCTTACAAGCGTTTGTTCCCCAGCTGACAGTTTTGTCTTAAGACGTTTGTTTTCTTCAATAATTTTTTGAGCAAAATCAATAGCTTCTTGACGTTCCTTGTCTGCAGCGTCTTTAGCTCTGCGTTCATCGTTGTAGACTTTTTTCATCTGCAACAATTTCTTTTTTGCCTCTCCAGTAAAGGCTTCTAGATCATCGTTATCGAGTTCTTCAACGATTTCAGCTGGCATAGGCTCTGCATTTATCCTATCTTCTACTGGTGTATCGTCTTCAACTTCAATTTCAATGGGTTCTAACTCCTCAACTTCAGGCTCTTCTTTAGAAATTTGATCTGGAAATTTAAATTCAGTCATTTGCATTTCTTGCATAATTTTCTCCTTATGCTCTGGTTATGCCACGGGGATCTTGGACTATTCCTTCTACAGAATCGTCATTGATGATCCTAAATTCACGTCCGTGGATCTTTAATCGTGTGCCAGAATTTGGTCTGGCTAGAATAAAGTCACCTTCTTTACACCATGGTCCAGTTGGGAACCGAGTTGCGTCTTTGTAACAATCAGGTCCCATCTTAACTACGAAGAATACGGTAGAAAGTAGCTCTTCCGTGTGCATAGTGGTATCCGCTTTGAGAATACCGCTTTCAAATTCCTTCTCTTGCTCTGGAATAGCTACCAAAATACGGTATCCAGAGGGTTCAGGAAGGGCTTTTGCCTTTTCTTCGTTACTTGCACTAAAGTTTACTGCGCCTACAACTTGTGGCTGATTGGGATTTGAGCCAATCAGTATCGTTGTATCACTCATCCGAGTTCTCCATTCTATGTTTGAGGTCTGTTAAGGTTAAACACGCAGACTCAAGACCTCTAATTTGTCCACATGCGTACTTATATTCCTCAAAATTGGTGCAATTTCCCGCAGAAACAGCTTTTTGGAGCATGTCTATGCGTTCTTTGTACTCTCTTAAGAGGTAATCAAGGTTTTGATCCACTATTTTTTCCCTGTTTGAGGTTTATTAACATTGGCTACTGCTTGCATTGCTTTGAGTTCTAGCTCTTGCTTGTCTTTCTGTAGTTTGGACATCAGACTAGCTTGGGCTATACGCTCTTGTGAAGCAATTCTTTCCTTCTCAATCTGTTGCTGGGCTGCTTTGGCAGCTGCATCAGCTTGATCTTTCTGCATCTTCCGCTGTTCTTCTTGCTCTTTAAGCTGAAGTTCTTTGGCTTGCATTTGAATTACTGGGTCTTGTGCTGCTTGTTGAGCTTGCTGGGCAGCAATCTCTGTTTTGTTGCGTCTTAATAGCTCATCGGAGGCTTGTGCAGCCATCTTGGAGATCTGAACTTCCATATCCCGTGGAATAGCTTCTTCGTCTTCCTCTTCGCCAGTAGGCAATGGAATACCCATCATTTCTTCCATCTGCTTGCGGTATTCAAACGCTAAGTGCTGTTGAATATGCGCCATGGCAGCTGCGCCAATAGCTTGCGCTTGTGGGTTTTGACCAATTAACTGAGCCAGTTTAGGGTCTTGCATGGCGTTCATATGCACTTGAATATGAGCCTGATGGTCTTGATACATAAACGCCTTGACGGGTTTCATGTTCAAGATGTTCATGTTCTCTGTTACAGGATCTTCTGGCATCTGATCATCTTCAATCTTAACCAGCTTCTTAGCGTTTTTAATACCTAGAACTTCTAGCATCTGGCGGTGGAGTTGTCCTAAGTCGTACAGCTGCGGAGCTTGCTGGGCAAGTTGCAGAACTGCTTGATATTGAACAATCTTTTGCGCCATGGTTGCGGCATTTGGATCGCTAACTGGGATGACATCTACGTTGTCATAATCAGACTGCTTGGCAAAACGAGTGCCAACGTCAGGTGTGTAACTATAGTCTGGCGGGGTGTAATCACGGATGATGTCTTTAAGGAGCTTTAACTCCTGCTTCATCGAATAATGAACACGAGCTTGAACCGCAGACATGACTTTAAGGGTGCGCTCTAGAATAGCCAGAGTCGTGCCCACTGGGGTGTTAGCTGACATATCGGCAATCTTCATATCCGATGCCGAGGCAAATCTACGACCTTCTTCTACAATTGTGCCAAGCAAGCTATAGAGGACTTGTGAGGGTTCCTTATATGGTAATGGCAGAATGTTGTCTTTGAGGACACCGCTTGGGACATCAACGTCTCGGAACTCTCCAGGGCTGATCGGGGTGTCATCGCCTTTGATTCGCAAGCCACGGGCCTTAAAGCCACCTGGCAAGTTTGAAAGTGTTCCAGCATCGACAAGCTGCCGAATAATAGACGTTCCAGACTTTGCAAAGGCGCCCACAAGATGAATGAGACCAAAGCAGTAAAAGCCAAAACCAGGAACATACCCGTAATGTACGAAGTGATTGCGTTTTTGTTTAGTTTCATCTTCAGGTCTCCAGTTTCTACGGATCGCCAATACTTTCTGCGTTCCCTTTTCTACAGTGACAATGTATGGAAGAGCAATTCCAGTTAATTTATCATCTTCATCTTTGTCTTCAAAACCCTCAACATCCAGATTGACTTGGATTTCAAGGATTTTATAGCGGTCATCGGAGGTTGCTTGGAACCCCATCTTTTCCGCAATTTTCTTTTCTACTTCATCAAATGCAGTCGATGGCTCACCTAACTCAATGTCTCGGTAAAAACCAGCTACTTGCAGTTTGCGTAATTCGTTTTCTGTCTTGCGCATAACGTGTGTAACACGCTCGGCAGTTTGCAGGTCTGATGCGCCATAAGGAACAATCAAGTCTTCAGCTGGCACAAACAACGCTACTTGGCGGTTTAGTGACGGATCAAAGTAAACCTTCTTAAAGGCGTTACCTGAAAGACCAAGACCCCAGCACATACGCTCATGTTCTGGACGGTACTCAGGCATCTTTTCGGTAATCTGGTAGTTCATGTCCTTTTGAACACGATCAGCAGAAGCCATAATTTCAGGGGTTTCTCTGCCAATAACTACGGTCTTAACGGGACCAGCTGGAGGCAAAGTCTCCATGACTGTTTCAGCTTGGAACTTAACTAGGGCTTCTGATAACAACGGATGGAATACGCCACAAGCGCCTTCCCAAGGTTCAGAACGAATTTCAATCTTCATTCCCAATAGCTCAATGCCATCGGTGTAGGTCTGCATCCATTCTTTACGGGAACCAACGTCTGCTTCTACGTCACCTAAAAGATCGCCACTTAACTGTGTTAAATACCCTTCTTCTAGGTATTCGGCAAGGTTACAGTCAAAGTCATCTGGTCCTTCTTCTTCAGATTCAAGTTCAATCATCATGCCATCAATGCCAATTTTGACTGATTTTGGATCTTCAATCTCAATCTCGATTGGTTCCATAGCAGCGGAGGCTGCCTCAAGTCCTTGGGGTAATTCGTAGAGTGCCTTATCAATTGCCATAATATTTCCTTAGTAATAACTAACTGGTCGTTTAGACTTAAAGTACCGTGGTTCGTCTATTTCATCGCTTTGTAGGCGAATGAACCCGCCTTTTCTAAATCGTAATAATGCTTGGGTTGTAGAGTCAACCAAGTCATCATGGTCTGAATTTGGGAACGCTGCCATCTCTTCAATAACCTCATCTGCCCACCGTTTCTTTGGTGCCCATACTTTACCTGATGCAAACATATCTGCTACAGAGTTTACACGGGAGATCTTGTCATTACCACGGGTTGGCGTAAATTCTTGTACTGGTATACCCATGGATCTTAGCTCAAATATAAGCGGAGCACCAGAGGCTTTTGCTTCCACAATAAACGCATCTGGTTCCCATTCGTTATACATTTCTAAAGCCCGTTTTTTTAGTTCTGGAAATTCTAGCCGTTCTTTTAGGGCGTCTAACAGAATAATGTGCGCATCATTAGGATCTTCGTTTTTATAAAAGACTCCCCAAGTCGTGCAAGCTGAGTAGTCTGAACGCTCATTTTTAGTAAAGGCGGTATCCCAAGACTGGATGACAAAGTCACAGGCTGGCGGTCTTTCTTCTTCCCAGACATTCCACCATTCCCGTTTGACCAGCGCACCTTCCTCGGAAGATGGGTCTTGTTGATACTGGGCTGACCATTTAGAAATCGGCAATTCATTGCGCAGTTTTTCTAATTCATCATACGACCAGAACTCAGGCCATAAGGGTTTACCTGTAGGCAGGATGGCAGGTAAGTTAATCACTTCCCATTCATCCCCGTCACGCTCAACCATGGACTGGAGGACTCTGCCCGTTAAATCCCGCTTAGACCAGCGGGTCATCACGATCACGATTGAACCGCCAGGTTGCAGACGTTGGCGTGGACCAGAACCGTACCATTCAAAGATTTTGTCGTAAACCGAAGGATCAGAGGCTGCTAGAGCTGCTTCTTGTTCCGAGTGAGGATCGTCAATAATGAGCAGATCTGCTCCTTTACCAGTAACGGTACCGCCCACACCAATAGCAAAATAATCGCCATTAGCGTTAGTAGCCCATCGACCAGCAGCTTTACTATCATGGCGCAAAGCAACATTAGGAAAGATCTTTCCATAGACATCTCCGTCTACTAAGTTACGTACCTTTCGTCCAAAGCCAACTGCTAGTTCTGCGGTGTTAGAACATTGGATAATTTTTTTATGAGGAAACTTGCCAAGATACCAGGCTGGCAATAAGTAGCTGGCAAACTCAGACTTAGTATGGCGGGGAGGCATATTAATAATAAGACGCTTAGTTTGTCCATTGGCAATCTCCTCAAATTTTTTAGCCATGACTGCATGGTGTCTGCCGTGGATAAACCCAGGCCACATGACTTTGACAAACTCCATAAACGAGACTTGTCCTTTTTCCCTGACCAGCGAATCCTGATAGGCTTGTGCCATTTCCATGATGCTGGCACGTTCACCTTCTCCAAGGCTTTCTAGGATTTTTTCTAATTTACTCAATGTGATGCGCCCGAATGTACTTTGGTCTGATAGACCGTGGTCTATTTTTAATCCCTACACACATACCCAGATCAACCAAGCGCCACATCTTGCGGCAGACATTGCCCCGACTTTTCTCTCCAGTCAAATACATAATGTCGTCAATAGACGGACCAAACCCATGTTTTTTCCAAAACGAATCAATCACCAAAAAAATTTCTTTTTGTGCTGGAGTCACGGTAGTAATCTTATGCCTTCCCATGTTGAGCTTTTTTAATAGCCTCATTAGCCTCAAACATTGCCCGAACCGCCATAGCTTCTTCTGCCAATAAATGCTCTTTGACCCAAGACATTATTTGCATAAGAGATTCACGGTCATGGTGTAGCAGTACGCCAATAGAACTCATGGCTGAAGCTCTAGCCCGAACAATTTTTATTTCATCCAAAATATACCCCCTATCCTTTTTGCGCATAGAAAACTGACGGGGGGTGTTCCACGTGGAACATATTGTGATCATTCCCCATTTTTTATACCCCCACCCCCAAGACCGTTATCCTTATTAGGGTTTTCACTAGTTGACACGCAAGTGTCTGATTCTAAAGGACTTGTCACTGGAAGCGGGTTTCCAGTGAGGATTTTTGGAGGTGATTTAATGTGTGGAATACTATGCAAGTCTGGCACCACGAGTGTTGCCGAATTTTGGGGGTCGTAGGTAGGTAGGTCGGCAGGATTGCCGTTTGTTGATGCCACCCCGTCTTCAATTTCCTCCTGCACCTCGTCCAATACATCATCATCTGCCAGTTCATGAGTGCCTACATCATCCATCACTTTAGTAATCCCTGTGATCTCTGCCAGTAAAGAGTCTGCATCATCCACCTCGACATCCTCTGCACCCTGACTAGAGATCGCCAGTCGAATAGAGTTGAGTAGCTTGTCCTTCATCTCCTGTGAGTTAGTGATCTGCACTATCTCTCTGCGTTCTGTAAACAATGCCACCTCAGTGATCTTGCCCAATAGTTCCAGTGCTTTAAGCTGTTGAGCAGGAGGGACATCGGGATCAAGAGCCTTCTCTGTGATCTTGTGGATTGCTAATGCCCTTAAAGAAGCAGGCGTAATATACTGATTTGCCTCCAAAGCCACCCTGAAAGCCTCAATCTGAGTGGCGATAGACGGGTTCTTTGAGAGTTTCTGAGCCTCTGCTGACTGGGTTGATGGTTTGCCCTTGCTCTTATACACCTTCCGATAAGCCCCTGTCTTCGTATTCCCCATCGCTACTTCCTTCGCAAAAGCCCGTTGTTTGTGGGTTAGCTTGGTTGTCTTAGCATTTACCGCACCCAACAATAGAGTATCCATCGGCATAGCTTCAAGCCCTGCCTCGATTTCCTTCCTTGTGAGTCTTTTCATGGGTATCTCTTGATAATCGGCATACCCCTGATTCTAGGACACTTAGGACTATTCTGCTAGTGATCTCTCTATCCTCTAGTGTTATCTCTCTCTAGTGCTTTACTTACTGGGCTGTTTCGCTTCGCTATTTACCCCGCTTTTAGGCTAATTTGCCCCGATTTATGCGAGCCACAGAGCCGTGCTTTATCTTTTTATGAGCCTTGATGCACAAGTAATGCTCTCTCGCATCTGGAATATCACCCTGCAAGCCTTATTCTATAAGGGATAAAAATATTTTAAATAAATACTTGACAGTCAATAAATCTATGCTTGACAATGAAATTGTCAATCACCTGATGACTTGTTAATTAACCACCTGCTAGGAGTTTACTAATGAATCTACTGCCATCACTTGTATCACCAATGGACATCCACCAATGTATTAAGCATTGTGGGGTTCGCTATACATTTTGGAGACTGACTGAGTGCGATAACTGCTCGGTTGGTCGTGCCATCTACCTAATCCTACTATCCATCTAAGGGGAATCTCATGGCTAACTGGAAGCAAACCCTTGATATTACTGACCTGATGGATGCTTTTGAGCAAACTGAGGATGCCCTTACCTTTGCCAAAAAAGCCTCAATCCGCATTACTAAATTCATCGAGACTAATCAGTCTTGGGCTGATCGCAACGATATCACCGAAGACTTAGAGGAGATCGCTGAAAGCCTGTCCTACGCTGACGATACTGCCGAGGTTGATTACATCTTGGCTGACCTGTATGACCTTGCCGACAATGCCCGTATTTGGGTTAAGACTTTTTAAGGAGAATCACATGACTGATAAAGAATTTATTGAAATATTTAAAAAACACGCTTGCAAGAACTACAACAATGGCTACGACTATATCGTTGAATGTTGGACTGACGAAGAATTACTGGAAGAACTGGCTTACTGTGGTGGGGATACGATTAAATTTACTGACAGTATGCAAGATATTGTTAATTTGTATCTGCAAAAACAGCAAGAGCAGAGAGCCGATGTCATTGATTTTGGCGAAACACCTAATTTTTAAGGGGACTGATTATGTTTATGACTGACGATGAAATCAACGATTACTACGATTCACATCCTGACCTGACACTTGCCCAGTTAAGCCGTATGACAGGCAAATCTGTGGAGCAATTAAAACGCATCCTGATGCCCGATTATTACGAGTCAAACTGATGATGGGGTTTTTCCCCGAAACAATCGAGAGATTGTCTTTGACAAACCTGCTAGGAGTTGAAATGAGAGTTATGAAAATTGTTAGATCGGAAGTGATCGTGCCAAAAGGTAGTTATGTAATTGGTGATCCCTGCTATGCCGTGCCTGATGATGACTGGTTTCCTTTGTTGCAATCGTGCAATTACTTTGAAGACCCTGTTGGGACTATCAAAGATGAGACTCGGCACTTTTCAGTCTTGGGATTTAGCACTAAATGGGGCGATGGTTCTTATCGTGGGTCGGATGGGAATGTTTACCCAGTTGATGCAGGGCTGATCGGGTTAGTTCCAGTTGAGCTATTGGATGATCTTTCAGACCACCAAGTTGTGAATTTTTCTAAAGATACCCTGTGCGTCAATGATGGGTCAGGCAAATTAAGATTCGGTCATATCATTATTGATACTGATCCATCAGAGGATGAAGACGATGAATTATGAAATAGAAAAAACACCTGATTTCACTTTCAAGGTGATTAGGCTTGACGAATACGATGCTAGTCCTGTATCGAGCCAACCTGATATCAATGTTAGGAAATACTGGCTTGCTACATTTGCTTTCCATAATCATGCAGTTGCGTTTGTCAAATCGTTGAAACCTACTTCCATTAAAGGAGAGAATTGAATGAAAACTATTGATCTAAGCCAGTTCTACGGGACTGAGAAATACCATAAAACCTTTGTGTTTAGCCCGAATCTCAAGCATACGGATGGGGTGCAATACTTTGCAGAACAGGCAGAAGCATTTTGGTTCTTGGACATTGTTGCCACCGAGATTTACCCATTCAGCGACAAATACCCTTT